AGACAAGCATCAAGGCAAAGTTGGTTTGGTAATCAAAAAAGGCCCAGAGGCTTTTGAAGACCCCGATAATCGTTGGTTTAAGGGACTTAAAGTTGAAGTGGGCGACTGGGTATTTTTCCGTGTCACCGATGGTTGGTCAATTAATGTTCACGGCGTGCCGTGCCGCATGATTGATGACACCGACATCCGTGGACGGGCAAAATTTCCTGACGCAGTTTGGTGAAAGGACAGCAAATGACCGATTCCACGGCAGTTCAAGAAGAACTTGAACTTGAGCCAAAAATTGAAGTGGCTCCAGCAGAAGAAGATGCACCCGTAAAAATAGAAAAAACGGTAGCAAATGATGAAATTACGCCCGAAGAGGGCATAAATCAGTTAAAAAAGCAGTTAGAAAGTGAACGCAAGGCTCGTGCGGAGGCTGATCAGAGGGCTTATGAGGCTCAAAAACAGGCTCAAGAAGCACAGAAAAACGTACAAGATGGCGATTACAATCTAATTGTTAGCGCAATAGATAAGTCCAAGCGGGATTCTGACATCCTTAAAAATGGTTACGCCGAAGCAATGGCTGCGGGTGACTATCGTAAGGCTGCTGATTTCCAAGAAGCCATTGCATTGAATGCCAACAAGTTAACTACGCTTGAAAATGGCAAAATCGCAATGGAGAACAAGTTAAAACAGCCTGTTCAACCTGTTGCGCCGCCACAAAGTGACCCAGTTGAGACCTTGGCAGCCCGTTTCACGCCCCGATCGGCCAATTGGATCAGGAATAACCCTGATTTTGCCCGTGATCCGTCAAAATATGAGGCAATGGTTCGCGCTCATAACCACGCAATGGGCGAAGGACACGTTCCAGACAGTGATGCTTACTTCCAACACGTAGAAATGCGTTTAGGAATAAATGCATTAAATCAGGAAACAGATGAAGACGTTGTTTCTTTGGCTGCGGCACCCGTGCAAAAGCGCACATCGGCCCCGTCTCCTGCTCCATCTACCCGCATGGCTTCCGCAACATCAGGAAAGCCAAACGTGGTCAGATTATCATCAGAACAAAGAGAAATGGCATCCATGATGGGCATGACCCCAGAGGAATATGCCAAAAACATGGTTTCACTAAAGCGTGAAGGGAAAATACAATGAGTGAAGAAAGCAAGTATCCAGTGGAAAAATCTGGTCGTAAGCCAATGCGTGAAAAAATGCGTCCAGAAGACGCTCGCGCTCGTGCAGAAGCCCGTGCAGCGGAAATCCGTGAAAATCGTGGCACCTTGGATGATGGTATTGACGAGTTTTTCGTTGATCCAAAGAGCATCCCAGATGGTTGGTCATATGAATGGAAACGTCATACCTTGTTAGGCAAAGAAGACCCTGCTTACCAAGTCCAGTTGGCCCGTTCTGGTTGGGAACCAGTGCCAGCAGACCGTCATCCAGAAATGATGCCTATCGGAAATTACTCAACAATTGAGCGTAAAGGCATGGTTTTGATGGAACGTCCTTTGTCATTGACAAAAGAAGCAAAGGATATAGAATTGCGTCGTGCTAGGAACCAAGTGCGTGCTAAAGAGCAGCAATTGGCCCAGACACCGGATGGAACGATGACTCGTCAGCATGACAATGTTCGTCCATCGGTTAGAAAGTCGTTTGAGCCAGTTCCGATCCCGGAAGATTGATCAACGACTTGCACCTGCCCCTGGGGAGGCAGGTTAAAATTTGTCTAGGTTTGCGGTGCTGGGCGCATAGCAACCTCCATTTCATCAGGAATCTCTGCTATGGCTAATACGCAAGCGTATTTTGGCTTCTTGCAGTATCAGGGTGGTGCAGGCGGCGCTCCTACGTTCGCTCAGTCCACCCGTCGTATTGCAAGCGGCAATAACACTGCTATTTACACAGGCGATCCAGTAACCCCAGTCGCGGGTACGGGTGCTGCTACAGGTTATATCACGGCTTCTGCTAACGGCGCTCAGCCTATTGCTGGCATCTTCGTTGGCTGCAAGTACCTTTCCACGTCGCAAAAGCGCACCGTTTGGTCGGCTTATTGGCCGGGTTCGGATGCTACGGGTGACGTAGAAGCATACGTGATTGATGATCCGAATGCTCGTTTCGTTGTCCAGACCAGTTTCGCTGGCGCTCCAATGACGGGTACGGCAACGACCATGACGTCTGGTATTCAGGGTCAGTATGCTCAGTTCACGCTTGGCACGGGTAACTCGTCCACGGGTCGTTCTGGCGCATATCTGTCGGCTGTAAGCACGACGATTACTTCGCCCTTCATTGTTGTTGATTACGCTATCGGCTTCGGCAATGGCGGCGACCCAACAACGCAGTATTGCAACGTCATCGTTGGCTTCAACAACGAAATGTGGCGTTCTAACGGTGCTGGCCCTGCCAGTATCAATGCTTAAGGAGTAAGGTAAAATGGCTGTCAATCTTAGTCAGATTAAAGACCTTCTCCTCCCCGGCTTACGCGGCGTAGAAGGCAAGTACGAGATGATCCCATCTCAGTACGACAAACTGTTCACCAAGCACGATTCGAAGATGGCCCTCGAACGTACCGCAGAAATGCGCTACCTCGGCCTCGCGCAGTTGAAGACCGAAGGTGGTCAGACTGCATTTGATTCGGGCGCAGGTGAGCGTTTCGTCTATAACCAAGAGCATACGGAAATCGCACTCGGTTACGCGATCACCCGTAAGGCTATCGACGACAACCTCTACAAGACCCAGTTCATGCCTTCGAACCTCGGCCTGATTGAATCTTTCCAGCAGACCAAGGAAATCTACGGCGCGAACGTGTTTAACACGGCTCAGACCTACAATGCTGCTGTTGGCGGCGACGGTGTTTCTCTCGTAAACACATCGCATCCAATTGATGGCGGCACGGTCTCGAATACTTTCTCCACCCAGCAGGATTTGAACGAAGCCTCATTGCTTAACGGCATGATCAGCATCCGTACAAACTTCCGCGATCAGGCTGGTCTGAAGGTGTTTGCTCGTGGTCGTAAGTTGGTTGTTCCTCCACAGTTGGAACCAGTTGCTATTCGTTTGACGAAGACGGAACTGCGTCCAGGTACTGCGGACAACGACGTCAACGCGATCCTCAGCACTGCTGGTGGTATCCCAGAAGGTTACATCGTCAACGACTTCTTGACCTCTGCATACGCTTGGTTCTTGCTCACGAACATTGACGGCTTGGCCTACATGGAACGTGTAAAGTTTGAAACCGATATGCAAGTCGATTTTGTCACTGACAACCTTCTTGTTAAGGGCTATGAGCGTTACTCTTTTGGATATTACAATTGGAGGAGCATCTTTGGATCGTTCCCAACTTCGTAAGAATTGAACAAATGTCATTTGATAAGCGCGAAAAAAACCGTCTTAAAGCGGCAGAATACCGGAAAAATAACCCTGACAAAGTTAGGGAAATTAACCGTCGTTCTAAAGCAAAATTACGGGAAAATCCTAAAAAGATTGAAAAAATTCGTGAATATCAAATGTCTTATCGCAACAAAAACCGTAATATCTTAAGTGATAAAGAGCGTGAAAGGCGTTTTGGTATTACCCGTCAAGAGTATGCTGAAATGTTTCTTAAGCAAAACGGTACTTGCGCGATATGTTCACAACCTGAAACAGCAACTCGTTTAGGTAAGGTCAAAGCATTGTCTGTAGATCATAACCATAAAACTGGTGTTGTAAGAGGGTTGCTTTGTTCAGATTGCAACACGGGTATTGGAAAATTAAAAGAAGATAGAAATATTTTTCTTTCAGCAATCCAATATTTAAATAAACATTCTGACAAAGAAGAAGTTGTGGTATTATTCAATGGCTCTCAGAAAGGGTAACCCATGTCTATTACTGCTTTTTCCGGTCCAGTTATTGTATTCGGTCAGAACCCAGTTTCTGCCGAATATAACCCCGATATAGGCTCCTCGCTATTTTATGCGGGGGGCGGCATTCTTGATCCACGTCAGTCATTCACCTATTTGCCTGGTGAAGCACAGGCGGCGCAGGATTTTGGATGGTATGGTTTTAGCGATATTGTTTCGTATATCGCTGTTCCATACACGAACGCAGCGGCTGCAATCGTTGCGTCAGCAAATCCAACAAGTGGAACGCTTTCACTTGTCAATACAAACTCCGCAACCACGGGTGTCTATTATTCAACGACGTTTACTCGTTCGGATACGGGCGCTACAGATACGGTACTTGCTCTTGATGCGTACACGTCAATTACTGCTTCCATTACCAATGGGATCATGACGGTTACGGCCAATGGCAATATGCCTATCAGTCCTGGAATGGTTCTTCTATCCTCTACTACTACAGTAACGGGTGGAACCCTTGGTGCATCTTCTGGCGTCTATGTTGCTTCGCAATTGACGACGACGGGAACTGCATCCTCGGTTGGTGACGGACAAACTGGTACTTATCAGTTGAGCCAAAACGTAACTTGCACTTCTGGAACGATCACTTTGGCGTATCCAACGGTGCAATCATGCGCGGTCCCTACGAACGTACAATCCCCATCCGTCTGGTTGTGGAATCCTACGGCTCTTATCGGTCGCGCTGTGAGTGTTACGGCAGCATCTGGTGCAACCTACGCAACGGCAACGGTTAACGGCTACGATATTTACGGATATCCAATGACGGAAGCCATTACGATTTCGGCGGGTGCAGCAGTAAGTGGTAAAAAGGCGTTCAAGTATATCAAGTCTGTGGTGCTTTCTGGCGGCACGGCTGATACGACTCACGCTTATTCCGTTGGAACTACTGCCGTGGTTGGTCTTCCAATCCGTGCAGATAGCGCCGCAGAAGTTGTTGTTAACGCAGGTGCTTCGCAAGTCGCGCTTACGGCTAACACGGGTTTTGCCGCAAACGGATTCTTGCCTGCTGATCGTACTACACCGTCCGCTACAACGGGCGATGTTCGTGGCACGATTGATGTCTCGAATGCTTCGGGTGTCAATCTCACGCCGTCCTCTGGCACGAACAAGTATGTGTTCCGCCAGATTCCACAGGCCCAAAATGTTCAGTCTTCAACTGGCCTATTTGGGTTAACCCAATACTATAATTTTTAAGGAGTGAGCCATGAAAGGTCACACTGCACACCACGCGCATCATGCTCACGGCGGCAAAGCGCATCATTACGGCAAGGAGATGCATCATCATCATCCCCGCGCTGAACACAAGAAGGGCGGCAAGGTCCATCACTCGGATGAGCATCCGATGGTAGGCGATTTTGCGCACGATGAAGCACCTAAGGATATTTACGAAGGTGCTAATTCGAATGTTGCCAAGGAAGCCAAGGAAAAGAAGCACGGTGGTCGCACCAAGCGTAAGCATGGTGGACACGTTCATCACATGGGCAAAGTTCATGGTGAACACGCTAAACACCGCGCCGATCGTCCAAAGCGCAAGTCTGGCGGCAAGGTAGGTTCCAATATGCACCCGCTTTCATCGGCGGCGCATGGCACTGAGCCTTCGGGCCACAAGTCGTATGAGCCAGAACACGACTAAGTGATGGTGGGGGCTTAAAACGCCCCCACTTCTCCATTAGAGGGTGTATTATGACTGCTGCTTGGACACGTAAAGAAGGTAAATCCCCTTCTGGCGGCTTAAATGAAAAAGGTCGCCAATCTGCTCGTGCAGAAGGCCATCATTTAAAATCACCGACGAAAGATAAAGAAAATCCTCGGCATGATAATTTTTGTGCTAGAATGACTGGGATGAAACGGAAAATGACTGGATCGGCAAAGGCTGCTGACCCAGATAGCCGTATTAATAAGTCTCTTCGTAAGTGGGGTTGCTGATGGCTGACAAACCATTTTGGGAAACTAAGTTGCCCAAAGATCACCACACAAAGCATTTGTCGCATAAACAGCAACAAAGTGCTAAAGCAAGGGCAAGGGCTGCGGGTCGGCCTTATCCAAATGCGGTTGATAATATTGCCGTTGCAAGGCGTGGCAAAAAATGACAGCAGTTATTCAATTATTTGAAACTAAAAATTGCAATGGTTGTAAAACAGTTAAACCAATAATTGATTTTTGGAAAAGTCAAAGTTTGTGTATTCCTTGCGTTAAAGAAAGACAAAAAAATAGATGGAATAGCCGGAATCCTAAAAAACGACTTGAACAACACATAAAATATAAATATTCGTTAACTATTAATGAGTTAATGGATGTTTTAGAAAAACAAAATGGTAATTGTGCTATTTGCGAAACACAATTGCCTGATCTTTTGGTATACAATAACCGTCGTCGGGGGTATGCTATTGATCACAACCATGAAACTGGAAAGTTTCGGGGAATTTTATGTTTAAAATGCAATTCTATGCTAGGAATGTCATGTGATAGTGTAGATTTGTTAAAAAAAGCCGCGGATTATTTAACGATCCGTGGTTCTTATTATAATGCTGCTGCGGCACGGAAGAAGGGCAAATAATTATGGCTACGATCTATCAAAGCGGTGTTGTTTGGGATTCAATCACCAAGAATGGCAAGCATGAGCCATTTGAATTACAGGTCTCACGTGGTCAAATCACAAATCACCAGCCCGTAGAAATTTTTGGTTACAGCACACAGATTGGCGGAACTGCCCTTGGACCATTGTGGGAAGGTTTGACGCAATCCGGCGGCAATTACACATACCCATCTTCCGCTGGTGTTGTAGTGCTTTTAAGCGCATCAGGCGCAACAGATGCTGGTTTAATTGTTCAGGTTAACGGGTTAGATTCAAACTACAACCTTTTGTCTGAATCAATAACGCTAAACGGTTCTGGTACGGCAACAACGACCAATTCATTTTTCCGTATTAATGGTATGTTTGCAACAAACGGCATTAATGCTGGAAACATTACGGGCAAAATTGCAACCGTTCTTTATGCCCAGATCAACGCTGGTGTTGGTCAAACGCAAATGTCACTTTACACTGTGCCAAAAGGCTATTCGTTTTATTTGACGTATGTTCAGGGCAACGCAAGTATTGGGTTTACATCCAGCAACTACATGATTTTTGCTGAATATAATAAATTCAATATTGCCAATACTATTCAGGAAAATGGATACAATTATACCGTAAACGGCAATACGACGCTGTTGTCGCAATCTCCATTTGTGCAAATCTTTAACATTCCATACACGGTCCCTGTAGGTCACCCAGGTGGTACGGACATTCAGTTCCAAATGAAGTCCAATACAGGCGGTCCATTTGTTGGTTCAATCTTTGCAGGTGGTTATCTTATTGCGGATGCTTCTTCTACTTAATAAAGGCATCAAATGACAACTTCAGGCACAACGGTTTACAATCCAAGTTTAGGTGACTTAACCTTATATGCTTTTAACTTGTGCGGTATTCGTGACACCGCATTGGCGCAAGAGCATATGACGTCTGCCCGTACTGCCGCCAATTTGATGCTGTCCAATTGGGCAAATAGAGGCGTCAATCTTTGGAAAGTAGACCTTGTAACGGTCAATTTAGTTACCGGAACATCGACTTATAGCGTTGATCCAAGCACCGTTATGATTTTGGACGCTTATGTTACGACAACGAACAGTGGCGTAAATACAGACCGAATCATTTTGCCAGTCAGCCGCACCGAATATGCGTCTTATCCGAATAAGCAGCAGCAAGGTTTTCCGACAATTTACTGGTTTGATCGGTTAATTAACCCGACTGTTACCATTTGGCCTGTGCCAAACACGTCGAATGGCCCAGCAACGCTGTCTTATTATCGCGTTACGCAAATCCAAGACAGCAATTTTACAAATGGTCAGACGGTAGATATTCCGTATCGTTGGTTAGATGCATTTGCTACTGGCTTGGCTGCGCGTTTAGCCATGATTTGGTCGCCTGCATTGGTTCAATTACTTAAACCATCGGCTGATGAAGCGTATAATATTGCAGCGCAGCAAGACACAGAATACGTTTCCATGTATATTAGCCCACAAATATCGGGTTATTATCGTTAAATTGAGAAGGATGCCATATAGTGGGTTATGCTTCCTTATCAGGACGGGCTAAAACCAGTTCACGCAATCCGCAAGCGTTTGGCGTCTGCGATCGTTGTGCAATGTGGTATAATCACAATGAATTAAGGTGGCAGTACGATTGGGGTGGCGCAAGTCTCATCAATAAACGTATGCTTGTGTGCGATCGGTGCTACGACACGCCACAGAATCAGTTGCGGGCTATTATTTTGCCTGCCGATCCTATGCCAATTGTTAATCCGCGTACTGAACCACTGTTTAGTGATGAAACAAATACACTTGTTGTGTCGGCGGGTGCGCCAAAAGACCCAACGACGGGTATTCCAATTTACCCAAGCGTCAGTTTAATTACGGAAGATGGTCAAACCGTCACAACGCAGCCAATTGGTCCGCCCACGGGCTTGGATCAGAATGCGGTTCAACCATTATTTGGCTCACAACATTACCGCGTGAATCTAAATCCGACATCCATTTTGGCTAACGGAACTAATACAGTTACCGTTAATTGTCCAAAGGCGCATGGGTTGTCCACTAATGACCAAATCGCAGTGCAAGGGTTAAGCAATAATCTTGCTGACGGATTCTATAGCGTCACAGTGACGACCGGAACAGCGTTCACATATCAAACAAACAATGCTATAACTGCGGGTAATCTGCTTCAGGGCAGTACCCTTCTGGTTACTGCATTGGTCGGATTGCCTTATGGTTACAATCAGATACCACAGACTGGGCCTGTAAAATGAGCAATATTACCGTCACCAACCTCCCAGTTTTAACCTCACTGAGCGGTTCATCGCAGGTGATGGTTGTTCAAAACGGCGTTTCATCTAGCGCTACGGCGCAGCAAATTGCTAATTTGAATGCAAATGGTGGTACGGTTACGTCAATCACGGCAGTAGCGCCTCTTTCTGGCGGCACCATCACGTCAAGTGGGTCAATTGGCTTAAATGGTAGCAGTGTCGACAACAGTTACCTTTACCCTATGCCTGCAAATACCATTAAGGGTAACAACACTGGCTCGTCGGCCAATCCAAAAGACCTGACAGTTGCTCAGACTATGACCCTATTGGGTGCGGCACCTCTTGCGTCGCCTGCTTTTACGGGTGTTCCAACTGCCCCAACGGCGGCAACAAGCGATAGCAGCACTCAAATTGCTACTACAGCATTTGTTAAATCTCAATCTTACGGCACGGGTACGGTAACGTCTATTACGGCGGGAACAGGTTTATCCGGCGGAACAATTACATCTAGCGGCACGATCGCAATTGCAAATACGGGCGTAAATGCTCAAAATTATGGAACGGCATCGGCGGTTCCGCAAATTACGGTAAACGCCCAAGGCCAAATTACTTCGGCGATTAATGTTAATATTTCTATTACGCCAAGCCAAGTGTCTGGTCTTGGCACAATGGCAACTCAAAATGCCAATGCCGTTGCAATTACTGGTGGCACAATTAACCAAACTACGATTGGCGGCACAACACCTGCGGCTGGTTCGTTTACCAACTTGTCGGCAAGCGGCAATTCTACACTTGGTACAGTTATATCAGGCAATTGGAATGGCTCGCCAATCCCAGTGGCTTACGGTGGTACTGCTGCAACTACTGCTTCTGCCGCCAGGGGCAATCTTGGGGCCGCTGCATCGGGGGCTAACAGCGACATTACCTCTTTATCTGGCTTAACAACGCCACTTTCCGAAACACAGGGCGGAACTGGTTATGGATCGTATACGACAGGTGACTTACTTTATGCTTCGTCATCTTCCACCTTGGCCCGTCTTAACGACGTTGCTACTGGCAATGCTCTTATTTCTGGAGGCGTCGGTGTTGCTCCGTCTTATGGTAAAATTGGTCTTACTACTCATGTAAGCGGCACATTGCCTGTATCATCTGGTGGTACAGGCGCTACTACATTAACAGGTTATCTTGTTGGTAATGGAACAAGCGCCGTTACAGCGGTTTCTACAATTCCTAATGCTGGATTGACCAATTCGTCCATTACGATCGGCTCGACGGCAATTTCATTGGGCGCGTCAACGGCGACGTTGGCAGGTTTGACAACAGTTACGGTTACGCAAGACCCGACTGCTGCGTTGCAACTTTCAACAAAACAATACGTTGATGGTCAGGTTGCTACGGTTTCCAACACGACATATCACACGGCATCTGCCGCATCTGCGACGGCCAATCTCAATGCCACATATAACAATGGCACTGGCGGCGTCGGTGCAACGCTTACTAACGCAGGCACGCAGGCGGCATTTGCTACGGATGGCTACACTGCATCGTTAAACGACCGCATTTTGGTTCAATTCCAAACTTCTGCACTGCAAAACGGTATTTACACCGTAACGACGCTTGGCTCTGGCTCAACAAACTGGGTTTTGACCCGCGCAACTGACTTTAATACGGTTGGAACTGGGCCTAACTTTATTGAAACGGGCGCTGCCACGTTTGTTTCTAATGGTACAATTTACGGTGCAACTTCGTGGGTGATGAACACCACGGGAACAATTACGGTTGGCACGACGGGTCTGACTTGGGCGCAGACATCGGCATCCGGCAACGTCACTGTTTCCGCCCCTATTACAAAGACGGGCAGCACGATTGGCCTCGGAACGGTTACTGTACCATTTGGTGGTACAGGTCTGACCAGTCTGACTGCTTATGGATTGCTTTATGCGCCAACGACGTCATCTGTGGGGCAAATTTCGCCATCCACAACGGGCTATGCGCTAGTTTCTACGGGTGCATCGTCGGCCCCAATTTTTAGCCAATTATCCCTTACGGCGGGTGTTACAGGAACATTGCCAGTAGGTAATGGCGGCACTGGAACATCCACGGCATTTACGGCGGGATCGGCAATATTTGCGGGTGCATCCGGCGTATATACCCAGAATAACGCGAAATATTTTTGGGATAACACCAATAACCGCCTTGGTATTAACACCAATACGCCGCAGACGCAGTTAACGGTTGTATCCAACACGCAGACAACGACGCCATCGGGTGCGCTTCCTGCGGGTACGGACGTTTATATTGTCGGCGCTAACAACGCCAATACACGTATTACGCAAGATGGGTACGGAACAGGTGCTTACGGCGTATATACAGGTCGTTCGGCTCGCGGCACGGCAGCATCTCCCACAGCATCACAATCTGGCGATATTTTATCACAGTTCACGGGTCGCGGTTATGGTGCAACAGGTTTTGCCACAGCGTCCACGGGACGATTTGACGTTGTTGCGGCGGAAAATTGGACAGATACAGCGCAAGGAACATATGCGTCGGTCTTTACAACTGTCACGGGCAGCAATTCATCAACAGAAGCGTTCCGATTTGGCCCAGCGGGTCAATTGGGTATTGGCGGTGGAACATACGGCACGACTGGTCAATTCTTCTTGTCTGGCGGCGCTTCTGCCGCCCCAACGTGGACAACGGTTACGCTTGCAACGCTTTCCGGCGTTGTTCCTGTCGCCAGTGGCGGCACGGGCCTGACATCATACACGGTTGGCGATCTTATTTACGCCTCTGGAACGACCACGCTCTCGAAATTGTCTGATGTGGCGACGGGCGCGGTATTGGTGTCAGGTGGCGTTGGTAATGCTCCGTCTTACTCGGCAACGCCTACTGTTACGTCGATTACGGCGGGTAGCGTCAGTGTCAGTGGAAACCAGACGTTTACAGGTTCTGGATCACGTTTCCTTGGCGACTTCTCCAATGCCGCATTTGCGAATCGTTTGGCTTTCCAGACAAGTACAGTAAACGGTACAACTGGCATTTATGCCCTGCCGAATGGCACATCTACTGCTGCTTCTTGGCAAGCAACCAACAATTCTGACCCTACAAACGCATCTAAAATCATTATTGCCACGAACGGTTCGACGGACGTTCAGTTGGTGTCGGGCATTAACGGAACGGGTACTTACCTGCCGCTTTCGTTCTTTACCAATGGCGTCGGTCAGTTTGCGATTAATACGTCTGGCGCGTTTGGTATTGGCTCCGTACCATCGGCAACGGTCAATTATGGCACATCCGGTCAAGTATTCACGTCTGCTGGGCCATCCGCGCAGCCAACGTGGTCATCCATCAGTGGTGTGGCGGTAACGTCTATTAATTTTGGCACAACTGGCTTAACGCCAGCGACGGCCACAACGGGCGCGGTCACGGTCGCGGGAACGCTCAATATTGCCAATGGCGGCACGGGCCTAACGACAACCCCAGCAAATGGTCGACTTCTCATCGGTAATGGGACGGGTTATACTCTATCTACATTGACGGCGGGGACGGGAATTAGTATTACTAATGGTGCGGGTTCTATCACCATAAATGCTACTGGTGGCGCGTCGGCATCGCAATCATTCGTGTATTTTGTCGGTCAGTTATGAGGATTTAAAATGACCACAGGTGTTTTAGGCCAGTCAAATCCAACGGCAAGCACGAATACAACGGTTTACACCGTGCCATCAAGCGTGTCTGCGACGTTCAACGTGTCAATCGTGAATACAGGGACGTCAATTGCGGTTGTTAACTTATCCGTTTCCGCGACTGGTACGCCTGCCGCCAGTGAATACATTGAGTATGGCACGGTAATTCCGGCGGGTTCTGTATTAGAGCGCGGTGGTTTGGTTGCACAAACAAGTAAAAACGTCGTCGTCAACTGCTCGACCGCCTCTTGTGCAGTATCTGTCTATGGCTTTGAGCAATAAGGAATAGAGAATGTCACGTATCGCTCCTACGTTCCCAGCAACGCAAGCCACTCCAAATACAACGTCCGTCACGACGCAAACTGGTTTTAGCCAAGGCGATTTGGTTTATTTCAACAATGGTGACTACAAGTCTCCAGCAAACTTGACCGCACCATCGGCAATTACAATTGGTGCTCCGCAGCCACAACTTGTTCTTTCTGGTGGCGCTGGCGGCGTTGGGATTCCTGTTTTTAGTTCTACAGATTATCAAACTTCAGATGCCTACGGCTCGTCACAAGCCCAATCAATGGCTGTGTTGACAAACGGAAACATTGTTCAAGTTTTTAGAAGCCAACCTAACAATTACCCATCATTTAGAATTATAAATTCTTCTGGCACAATTGTTGTGGCTGCTACGGCCATTTCAACATCTGCAACTTTTGTAAACAGTTCTAATTTAATTAGCGTATCCGCGCTTACTGGCGGCGGGTTTGCTGTTATGTTTTATGATTCTAGTGTCAATCCTTCATTTGCTGTTTATACAAATTCAGGTTCAGTAACTACTGCCGCCACGTCGGATTCAATGAGCACAACGGGAAATGCACAATTACCTATTCAAATGACTTCACTTGCCAATGGTGGTTTTGCAGTTTGTACTGTTGATAGTAGCAATAATTTAAATTATAAAATTTACACCTCAACTGGAGGCACCACTGTTACGTGGACTGTTGCGTGGGGGCAAGGCAGTCAAAGTTATGGTTACAACATAGCCTCTAGGTCCGATAGTTCTATTTGTATTGCCGGATATTATTCGTCAGGTTCATATAATGCTTATGCAATTTTTAGCGCAACTGGGACAACAATTGTTGCTAGGACAAGCGCGGGGCAATACAGTCAAAGTATTTTAGACCTCATATGTTTGGCGGATGGGACAACATTTGTTTTTGGTTTTTGGGACAATTATACTTCTCCCTCATACAATTTAATATGCAAATTATTGCCAACTGGTAACACATTAGGCTCCGCCATTAAATTAGTAAGTATCAACAATATATATACTCAAACCAGCGGAAACGTATTTACTTTTTTAAGATTGTACGCTCAATCAGGCGGAGGGTTTGCTGTATTTACAAGCGACATTCGCGGACTTTGTTTGTATGTTTCTTTTTATAATTCAACCGCAACAGTTGCATATCCAGCAAGCAATTCAAACGGCGTTGTTCCGTTAAATTTTATAAATTACACAACATATTATAGTGTTGCTTCTAGTTATTATGTAGCCAAGGGGACCGTTTACGAAAACGGTGGAAATATTTATTTTGCTTATTCAAACCAGTATTACTCTTGCTATAATTATAATTATATTTCTATCAATACATCTACATATGCGTTTAACGCAAATCCAAGTGCAACATCTCTTTCATCTGTAAGCCCAACTATATCAACTTCTTCAACAACTGGCTCTTTAATCACATCTTCAACTACCCCTACAAAATTAAATTATTATGCGGGCGCGTCATCATCTATTGTTGCAACCTCATCGGTCTCAACTGTTCTGTCTCCAACCCTTTTGGATTCATTTACTGTTTCTAGTATAACTTCCACGACACTTTCAGATGGAAGGTTTGCAATTGGTTATGCGAACCAATCAGGCCCCTACGCTATTACTGTAAAAGTATTTTCATCGTCTGGTGGTCTTTTACAAACGATCAAACCGGGAAATACAAATACTGTTAATTATCAATCAAGTGTTAAATTATTTGCTCTTGCAAATGGTAAATTAGGTGTTGCTTGGTTAAGTTCTGCTTCAGCAGGAACAAATATAAACGTAAATATATATTCTTCTTCATATTCTGTAGTTGCGTCAGGAACCTCAATTATTTCGGGGAACAGTACAAACTCTACTTATTGGAATGACTCTTATGGGTGGGACATAAAAGGTAATTTGGCAACAGATCAAATTATAGTTATGTATCCCGGTACATCAAATTATTTATATTGGACAATTTTTAGCAATTCTCTTGTTTCTGTTGGTTCGCCAGTCACTATTGTAAGTGGAACATCGTGGTACGCGCCTCAAATAACACCCATTCAACAGGGTGGAATGCTTATGCAATGGTTTAACGGTAGTAGTAATTTAAGTGTTTACGGATACTATCCAACTTCTTCATCAACATATCAATTGTATTCAACTGGTTCTTTTACTGCTTCAACTAACCCATATGCAAATCAAAGTAAAAATGTTTCAACAGTTGGCAATTATGTTATGATTATCGGTAATAGCGGGACCAATCAATTTTATCCGTATACCATAAATCCATATGCTAATACTTTTGGTTCAAATTATCAGAATGTTTCATTACCAAGTTTTTCCGGCAACCTTAGCGGTGGAGGCGCTGCCTTTGGTGGAACTGGTTATGGTACTTTTACCCTTGCTTATTATACTTCTACTGGTGCCAGTGGTAGTATGCGCGTTTATGGCGGAATAAATTTTAATTCTCTTAGTTTAACTAATCCTTCTCAACAATATATAGATATTAGTTGCTCAATTTATACTGGCAATCAACAGATTACTATTACTCCCGGAGTGGCATATTCTAGTGTTATTGCTTGGTCGGATGCTAACCAATATCCAAATTATATGATTGTAAACACTTGTCCTTTATATGTCCCATATGCAGTAACATCTGGTGTTACAGTTTCAAACCCTGTTACAATTAGCCCAGCACCCAACACGTCAGGCATCTCTAATGCGGCACTTGTCGGCGTGGCAAATAATACGGCGGCAGCGGGCGCAAGTGCTTCATTAACAACCAACGGACCTGTTACGCTTAATACAAACTATAGCGCCTCAACTGCATTCCAATCATTTGATTATCAACTTCCAAATGGTGGCGGCATACAGGGCGTCAAAGGCACGATTGTGGGCAGAAACGTAAACCTCTTTGGGAATAACTAACATGACCGTTCCAGTTCAATCGCAAATATTTAACCCCATCACTGGAGTGTTTGGCACAGGCCAAATGCAAGTGTTTGGCGCTGGGCAAGGCGGCGCTTGGTATGTTCCAAATGGTATTGGAAAAGTACGCGTTCGCCTTTGGGGCGGCGGGGCAGGTGCTGCAAGCGGAAATGCAGGTGGCGGTGGTTTTGCATTAAAAACTATTTATGATCTTTCAGGCGTAACATCTATTGCTGTTTATGTTGGAGCGGGCGGGTCATCAAGCGGCGGCGCAGGTGGCACTTCTTCATTTGGATCATATGTTTCGGCTACCGGAGGCTCAACCAGTGGTACAGGCGGCACGGGTGTTGGCGGCGATATAAACACATCTGGTGGCTCTGTGTCTTCACAGACAGGTGGTGGTGTGGGTAGTCTTTTTGGAAATGGTGGTTCATTAACCGCAATTGGAGCGTCTGGTGCGGCTTATGGAAGTTCAACCAATACACCTTATTATAGTAATGGATTTTTAGGTTCAGGTGGGAATTATATTGCGGCTGCTTCTACATGGGCTGCGCCAACCTCTGGAATGATTTCTCAATTTTCAATTGATTTAATAGGAACTGGGGGCGGCGGAAATGGGACCAGTTATATTCCGGGCATAAATGGTGGCGGAAGCGGTAGTGGCGGCGGTGGTTTTCCCGGAGGCGGTTGTTCTAATGGTTATGGCGCGCCCGGCATGGTAATTGTGGAGTTTTAAAAATGAAGGCGTTTATTGTTGACAACACCATTGTTGAAATTCTTGTGCCAACTGCTGGTTTTTCAATTACAGATTGCTATCACGGCGACATTCTTGATCGGTGCATAGACACGCCTGCTAACGCGCAAGTTGGTTGGGTGTTAAACGAAGAGGGCGACTGGGTTGCCCCGCCTGCGCCGCCACGTAGGTGGTCAAAGGATGATATTCGCGCTAGTTTAACATTGGCCGAGAAGGTCAAGTGGGACAATGATTCAGCGCCTGAAATCGTGACCGTGAAGAAAGAACTTGAAACGCCTGCGACGGAAGAGGTGTTAACGCCGCTTTTGGAGTTTCTGGTATCTACGAAGGTCATTGCCCAGTCGACGATGACAGCAATACTAGCATAGGTCACACAATGATGGACACCCAGTCAATTATCAATCTTGCTGGCGGCGCGGCCCTATCAGTAATTGGTTGGCTTGCCCGTGAGTTGTGGGGTGCCGTCAAAGAATTACGTCGTGATTTAAGCGATATAGAAAGCAATTTACCGAAAGAATATGTCTTGAAGGTAGATTTAGACAAACGCATGGACCACATCGAAAGTATGTTCCAGCGCATTTACGACAAGTTGGATGGGAAGGCGGATAAATAATGTCTACTACAACCAATATTGCTCTAAATGAACCAGCCTATGGCTCCACGTCACCTACGTGGGATCAGCCCCTTAATTCTAACTTTACGATCTTAGATAAGGCTTTTGGTAGCACAACATCAATTTCTGTAAATACAGGAAGCACGCCAACTTACACCATTGTTCCTAGCCCAAATACGTCAGGATCAGGCAGCACATCGCAGTGCGCTCGGTTGCTTTTGACGGGTTCATTGGCGGCAAATCAGGCCGTCTTGTTGCCCACAGGCGTTGCGGGTATGTGGTCTGTCACCAATTCAACGTCAGGCGCTTACACGGTTCAAATTGCTTCCAATAATGGCAGTGGCTCGTCGGCAGGCACGTTGGTAACTCTAACGCAAGGCTACAGCACTCTTATTTATTCGGATGGCACAAACGTCATTAAGGCAGACGATGCTCAAACTGCTGGCGGCGGCGGCGTTACATCCTTCAGTGCTGGCACAACTGGTTTCTCGCCTAATAGCGCCACAACAGGTCCGGTTACTTTAAGCGGAACTTTGGCGGCAACTAACGGTGGTACTGGTCTCACTTCGCCAGGAGCATATGGCAATGTGCTGACGTCAAATGGATCAACTTGGGTATCGCAAGCCCCTACGGGTGGCGGCACGTACACGGGTGGTAACGGCATCAATATTTCAGGAACTACCATTTCTATGTCTGGTAGTTATTCTGGCGGTCTCAGTGTTTCATCACTGTCATCCGGTAGTACGGTATCCGCTGGGAATCTTACAGCGTCCACCACAATTTCGGCAGGCTCCACCATCAGTACAACTGGTGGCGACATTACCGCGAACTCCGGTAATATATCAACGTCGTCCGGCAACGTATCAACGTCATCGGGCAAAATTATTGCGGGCAATACAAACCATTATCTTTGGTACAATGGCGGTTTCCCTGCATGGCAAGTAACTAGTGTTGCATCTATTTATTACGATACGTCGGGCAATAAATATTATTTTAATCCGTCGGGCGTAAACGGATGTTTGACCCTCACATCTTCCATATTTCAATGCTCTGTTACGCCATATGCCAATCAAACGGCGTGGTCGTTAATTTCTGACAAAACAGAAAAAGAAAATATCACCGACCTTACAGACGGAACTAGCCGCATTTCGGCGTTAAAGCCTGTTAATTTTGATTGGATCAAAACAGGTAAGGCGGATTCTGGGTTTATTGCCCAAGATTTTGAAGAAGTTTACCCAGCCAATGTAAGTGTAGATGAAGACGGCAAGAAGCGAATTGGTTTAAGTATGAATTTCTACGCAGACCTTGTGTCTACAATTCAGACTTTGCAAAACAAGGTTGCTGCGCTGGAAGCACGTTTAACAGCCCACAATTTATAAGAGGAAAAAATGGACAATCTTGAACTTGAATTAAAATTAACAGTTGCTCACGTAAATACCGTACTCCAGCATCTTGCTAAGGGCGCGTATAATGAAGTGGCTGATTTGATACAGTTGTTGCATGGTCAAAGCACGCCACAAGTGCAGGCTGCCATGAACGCACCAGCCCCCGTTGCAGACCCCGCCGCTATCACTGATTCGGAGCCTGCGGCTTAATAATATGGAATAACATGGACCCGTTTACCCTTATCGCTGGCGCGACTGCAATCTACAATAGCATCAAGTCCGCCGTCGATTCAGGGCGGGACATGATGGAAACAGCCGAAAAAGTGGGCAATCTTTTTAGTAAGGTTGCCCAAATCGTTACTATTGCGTCTACTCCACAACGTAAAAAGTTATTCCAAAGCCAAGCCGAATATGAGGCTCAGGCTGTAAAAATTTATGCCGCCAAGGCTAAAGCCCTTGATATGCAATTGCAGGTAAAAAATCTTTTTGTCGGCCAATACGGGCCTGCGGCATGGGAAGGCATTCAACGACAAATCATTGAAATGCGGAAAGAAGCGGCCCGTCAGGCGGCGGCAGCATTGAAAGAGCAGGAAGAAAACCGCAAGGATTTAATTATGATTAGCGGTATTGTCGGTTTTCTGGTATTGGGTATTGGCATAATCGGCGTAATTCTTATGGTAACGGTAAAGTGATGGAAGAAAAACATTTTGATTTTTCAAAAATCATCAACATGGTTTTTCCAATTTTGGTTGCCGCTATTGGTTGGTTACTAACCCAAATTACCACTTTAAATAGCAAAGTGCAGGAACTTGAAGGCAAAATGCCTGCGCTTATAACGCCAGCAGGTATTCCTACGGATAGTCCTATTTCCGCTGAAGCACGGTACAGGCTGCGGGATGAGTTGTCCAAACAGATCAATGATCTGGCGGTTCGTGTTCGTATTTTGGAAAAGGTAACGGAGGGGAAATAACATGGACATCCTTAAAACTTTTGGCCCACTTTTGGGTTCTGTTGCACCAACAATTGCCACCGCACTTGGTGGCCCAGTTGCGGGAATGGCAGTTAAGGCTATATCCGGCGCTTTATTCGGCCATGAAAATGGCACGGAAGACGATATTATGTCGGCACTTGCCAACCCAAATGGGGATCAATTGGCTGCACTTAAAAAAATTGACGCCGATTTTAAAGTTCAGATGAAATCTTTGGATATTGATTTGGAACGTATTGCGGCAGGCGACCGTGATTCAGCCCGTCAAATGCAAATGACAACGCGGGATTGGATTCCAAGGGTTTTATCCGTTGGCGTAACGCTTGGGTTCTTTGGAATTGTGGCTTACATCCTTCATTATGGACTTCCACCTACTGGCGGCGAAGCACTTTTGATGCTAATTGGTACGCTTGGTACGGCTTGGACGGGTGTTATGGGGTTTTATTTTGGTTCGTCGGCTGGTTCTAAACAAAAAACGGATGCCCTTACCGCTGCATTAGGTAATGATAAATGAGTGCTGATAATTGGGAGCAATGTTTTGCCTTGGTTCTTAAAAACGAAGGCGGATACGTTGACAATTCTGCGGACCCTGGCGGCGCGACCAATTTGGGCTGCACGAAGGCTACTTGGGAAGCATGGGTTGGGCATCCTGTAACAAAGGATGACATTAAATCGCTTATGCCTAATGATGTTATGCCGCTTTACAAGGCAAAATATTGGGATACGATCAAGGGTGACGATCTGCCGATGGGTGTAGATTATGCAGTCCTTGATTTTGCCATCAATTCGGGGCCGATCCGCGCTGCGAAAGCCCTTCAGTCGGTACTCAGTGTTGGTTCAGACGGACAAATTGGCCCCGCCACACTTGCGGCTCTTGAAACGGCAAACCCTCGTGAGATTGCTACAGCCGTCTGTGAAGCCCGATTAGCCTTTTTGCAAAGTTTGCCGACTTATGATACCTTCGGGAAAGGTTGGTCACGGCGTGTTTCAGAAGTGGAACAGGTCGCATTTAATATGGTTTCATAGTCATGTCCCTTACCTATGCGTCATACGTCAACCAAATTGCAACGATGGCGGTTATTCCGGTAACGGACACGAATTACGTAACCATTATTCCATCCATGATTGACTATGCCGAATTGCGGATGCAGCGCGATCTGGATTTTTTGTCTACACAAATTAGCACAACTGCCTACGCATTTACGCCAAGCAACAATATCCTGACGATTCCTACGTCTCAGTTTATTGTGCCGCAGACTTTTGAAGTTTTGGATTCTTCGGGCAATTCCACGCCACTTTTGCCAGTGACCAAAGAATACATTCAAAATGTTTATGGATCGGGTTCCACAACGGGGTTGCCTCAATATTTCGCTGTCTATGGCGGCGATACGGCAACGACGGGCAACACGTCTCAAAATATTATTGTCGGGCCAATACCCACTTCAAGTTACACAGTTCGTTTGACGGGAACAGTGCGATCTGCCCCGTTGTCGGCAACCAACACGACGACATTTATTTCAACGTATTTGCCAGATTTGTTTATTATGGCATCCATGATTTACATTTCAGCGTTTCAACGCAATTTTGGCAAAATTAATGACGATCCTGCTATGGCGCAAACCTATGAAGCCCAATATCAGGTTTTGAAAGCAAGCGCGCTTGTTGAAGAAAATCGCAAAAAGTTTGAGGCGGCGGCTTGGACTTCGTATTCTCCGGCTCCTGCCGCAACACCATCACGGGGGTAATCCATGCCCCACGCAGCCATTAAACTCAAGCCTGGCGTTGAAACAAATAATACGCCCTCTCTTAATGAATCCGCTTATTCCTCTTCCCAATTAGTTCGGTTTTTGCAGGAAAGAAACGGACTTGGCCTTGCACAAAAATTAGGCGGTTGGGTTAATTATGCCAACACGACTGCGCCAATTAATTCACCAGTTCGCGCTCTCAAAGGCTGGTCTGACTTAAACGGCATCAATCGGCTTGGGATTGGCGCAGAATCCTCACTGAATATTTTAACGCCAAGTGTCAGTTCAACGCCTGTTAACATTACGCCCCAGACTGCCACAACTAATACGGCTCCCGTTTTTGTGACAAGCACTGGCGCAAATTCAAATATTGTCACGGTTACAGATAGCAATATTCAGGTTTCCACTTACGATTACGTAAATTACATAACTCCTGTATCCGTAGGTGGATTGGTCCTTTATGGGCCATATCAAGTTTATTCTGCTTCAGGATACGTTTACTCAATTCAAGTTCCAAATAATGCAACGTCGGCGGCTGACACGAGCGCCAATACCACGGCTGGGTCTTTTGTTGTTGCAGAAACTTATCAAATTGTAAGCGTTGGAACGACGGATTTTACACTAATTGGAGCGGCATCTAATACGGTTGGCGTTATTTTTAATGCTACTGGCGTTGGAACGGGGACGGGTACTGCTAAATTAGTTGGCGTCCCATCTTATCAGACGACTGCGGGAAATTCTGTCGTTACAGTGTATTTGGACAATCACGGACTTTCTGTTGGCGGCTCGTTTTATGTTGGCCTTTCAACAGTAATAGGCGGTCTTACTCTGTTTGGCTTATACGTTGTTACTAAAGTAATTAACGCTGGCACTTTCCAAATTGCCGCAACCAATACGGCGACATCAACCGCTGGCCCGACGGCAATGAATAGCGGGAATGTTAATTCAGTTTTTTATATTGCGATCGGACCATCTAGCACTAGCACAGGTTACGGTGTTGGCGGGTATGGCACGGGCGGTTACGGCATTGGCTCAACTCAACCGCAAGTTCCAGGCACACCAATTACTGCGACCGATTGGACGTTAGATAATTTTGGTTCTTATTTGGTGGCTTGCCCAGCAGGCGGAGCAATTTACTATTACGACCCCAATGGGCAACTACAAAATGCTCAATTCATTGGCGGCAGCGCCCCCGTTGTAAGTTCCGGTATTTTTGTCGCTATGCCAGAACGGCAAATTGTTGCGTATGGCTCATCCTTCACATTGCAGGCTGATCCTCTTTTGGTGCGTTGGTGTGATGTTAATGACTTCACATCGTGGAATGCAACTTCAACCAATCAAGCGGGTTCATTCCGCATTCCAACTGGCTCAAAGATTGTGGCGGGCATTCAGGGACCACAGCAGGGTCTTTTGTGGACTGACCTTGATTTGTGGGCGATGCAGTATGTTGGCTTCCCGTTGGTTTACGGTTTCAACAAAATTGGCTCAAACTGCGGCGCAATCTCTCGGCATTGCACTGGTCAGTTGAACGGCGCTGTTTACTGGATGAGCCAGAAGCAATTTTTTATGATGATGGGATCAGGACCGCAGGTTATTCCATGCCCCATCTTTGATGTTATTTTCCAAAACATAAATAATAATTATTTGTATAAAGTTTGCTGTGGCGTAAACAGCCAATTTGGTGAGGTAACTTGGTATTATCCGTCAGCAGGCTCGACGGAAAACGATAGTTACGTAAAATACAATACCCTTCTTGGGCAGTGGGATTATGGCACACTTGGCCGCACGGCATGGATTGATCAATCGGTTCTCGGACCACCAATTGGTGCGGGAT